CATAGATAGTGGTCATTTTTCGAATCTCCATTCGGTTTGGTTAAAGTACGGGCACTGCAACGTCAAACATGGTTACAACATGGGTCCAGCCACCGACCCAGGTTTGATCCCATCCAGCTTCTTTGTACTTATCAGCCCAATACTGAGCTGTTTTTGCACAGTCACACGGAATGCACGTGTGTTGGGATTTGTCTCCCAGCCATCCAGTGGCTGTCATCATCACAACTACATTACTCATCACAATCTCCTTTACACACAACTACAAAACTCACATCTCTCATACACAGAGACGTGATTTCCACCATCTCCAACTTACGCCGTAGCTGCGCAGCTTCGTGCTCAGCAGCTAAGGCACGGCATAGGAGTCGGTTGTTCTCTTTCTCAAGCTCCAGAAGCGCGTAGCGCGCTTCCAAAGACAGACTACGAGCGAGGGGAACAGGCATGCTAGACCTCGACTAGACTACTTAACTGAACATCAGAGTACGAAGCTCTGACGCGTTAAGCTTCTTGGTCGCAGCCTTCCTAGCCTGCAGCTCTATATACCTCTCATTAGCAGCCGCCTGCTCAAGCTCGTCGAGCTTGGGCATGAGATCGAAGAACTCAGTCTCCCCATCCTTGGAAAGCTTGACCTTAAGGCAAAACTCATAGGTCAGATCCTGACCATTATCCTTATGCCACGTCATAGTCATGACGCCGTCATGCCGGTTCTCATCCTGCTGAGGGAACAAGGTGACAGTGGCGTTGCCACGAACCTTCTTACCAGTCTCAACATCGAGACTAAACACGTTCTTATCAGAACTAATGTGCTTCAAATACAGCTTCGAAGTACCACTTTTAAGCGGAACTTCAATGAAGCCACTGAGCTCAACTTCGTCAAACACGAGGTTGGAAAACAACTTGCCAAAGTAATTGTGTTTCATTTCAATCTCCTAAAAAGAACAACAAAAAAGCCGAGACTAGCTCGGCTTCGACTTTGAGCCACATGGCTCCCTACTACATATCCAGAACCAACAGGCCAAACAGCCTGCACCCACGTACGGCAACAATGCCAACGCGGTAATGCTCAAACCTAGGCCACCAAGGGACCCAGTGCAACGTAGCCCACAGTACAAAATACAGCGTACGAGACTTAATCAGCATCATGACCTCCACTGATCAATAGGAATGTAACAACGGGGCATTGCCCCAGCAGGCGCAAACCCATTCCACAGAACGGGGTAATACCACCAATCGATGAAAGTAACAGTCATTTTGAATCTCCATTCAAATTGGGCGACATTGCCCCTAGAGCTGCCTGTCACGCAGCTCTCAGTGCCCTATCGCGGCTTAACTCACGCGCATGTGACGTTTTTCGTCACCTAATGTGACGTTTTTCGTCACATTGCTACGAGGCCATGCCATAAATGGCCCAAAACCCAGCGCCAGCCAGCTGCACCAAGGCAGCTGTGGTATCACCAGCGATACCGAAAGCCATGGCAGCACCGAAGTGCGCCAAAGCCAGCGTTGTTACAGCAACTACTTTCAATGTGTTCATACAATCTCCTAGTGCTAAAAACCCAGTTACCTGGGAACCATCCTTGCGGGGCAAGGATCTGAGTACTGTGTACCTAGGTGCACAGTACTCAGCCCCCTGCGGGGCTGAGCTACTACTTACTTGCTCTTCGCGAGCAGGTAAGCGGTCACGCGGTCGTATGCCGCCTGACCGGTTTGGTCCCTAACGTCCCAGACGCCCTTAACAAAGGACGCTTGCTCCAGGACCTTGGAGATCGTGGTTGCAGTGGCACGCTCAACGATGTTGAGCGTGGTGGCAGTGGTGGTGTTATTACGTGCGTGGTGACGAATAATGGCCATGGTAAATCTCCTGTGTACGTGGGTACGCCGTACGTGCGCTGATCCAAAATGGATCGAGATCCCGAACTCGAATCCGAACCGGGGTGGGTCGGATGCGAAGAGGGGAGGGGGTGTCGTAGCTCCACAAAGACAAAGTTTTCAAAGTTTTTTGTTTCCTAGCTCAGAGATACTTAAGTTCTTGGTTTCCAAGATCGAAGTCCGAAATTTTTTCTCAAAATTTTTGGTGTATGATGAGGGGACTGATTACGAGGTCTGAAATGGCGAAGCGGAATTACGTCCCGAACGACGGTACACGCGAGCTGAGTCCCCAGCAGAAGAAGTTTGTCGCTGCACGGGCAAAAGGCATGGCTCCACCAGAGGCTGCAGAAGCAGCCGGCTACGCATATGCGAAAGTGGCCGGGTATGAGTACGCTCGTAAGCCAAACATCATCGCTGCGGTCCAGAAAGAATTCAAAAGGGCCGAAAGAGTGTCTGACATGAGCAAGAAGAAGGTCATGGATGGCATGCTTGAGGCGATTGAGCACGCGAAATTGATGTCTGAGCCCATGACGCAGATCGCCGGGTGGCGAGAAGTGGCGAAAATGTGCGGTTATTACGAGCCCACCAAGGTGCAGCTCGATGTTTCTGTCTCAGCGAAGCGGTTGTTTAGCAAGTTTGAGACGATGAGCGACGAGGAGCTGCTCAGATTGGCAGAGACTGAGATTATTGAGGTGGAAGACTTCGAGGTTATAAGTGACGGCACCCAGGAGTAGCTCGAAAGAGGTAGCGTTCAACAAAGAATTAGCTGCGCGGGTACTCGCACGCCGCAATTTGCTGTTTTTTACCAAAAAATTTCATCCGAGTTATGACGCCGGGTGGGTGCACGAGGACATTTGTCGTCGCTTGGAACAGTTTTCGAGGGATGTTACGGACAAGAAGGCTCCGCGACTGATGCTGCTCGTTCCGCCACGGCATGGAAAATCTGAGTTGGCGAGTATCAGGTTTCCGGCATGGCACCTCGGGCATCATCCGAGTCATGAGGTGATTAATTGCGGGTACAACACCGACTTGCCGATGAAATTCAGCCGGAAAGTGCGCGAAATGATGCGCGACAAGGCGTATCAGGCGATGTTTTCTGACACCAAGCTCGATCCTGACAGCCAGTCGGTTGAGGCGTGGAACACCACGATGGGTGGAGGGTTTACAGCGGCGGGTGTGGGTGGTGGTATCACCGGAAAAGGTGCGCACGTACTGATTATTGATGACCCGATCAAGAACATGGAGGAGTCGGACAGCTCTACCGTGCGCGACGGCCTGTGGGATTGGTACTGGTCTACGGCGTACACCCGGCTTAGTCCTGGTGGAGGTGTGCTGATTATCCAGTGCATGACTGGAGATACGCCGGTGCTGATGGCTGACGGCACCGAGCGGCGTCTTGAAAGCGTCAAGGCTGGAGATAGAGTTGCTACATACTGGCAGGGAGCACTTTCCACAGCTGCTGTAAGCGCCGTCAAGGCCAGTGGTAGTGATTCTATCTTGAGAATCACTACAAAATCAGGTAAAATTGTCAGGTCGAACGGGAGGCACCCGTTCTTGGTTGATACTGGGAGTGACCTGAAATGGATGAGAGCAAGAAGTCTGACTACAGCACAGAGAATCGTGGCGCTAAAGGACAGTGGGGCAAGTGGCGAGGCGTTACGTGCTCGGAAGATGTGTGTGACAAGCCAGCAGTCTGTCGAGGACTCTGTCAGTCTCACTACGGAAAGCGTAAGTGGGCTGACGGCCACAGGTCACCGAGTGCGTTGGACAAGGATGGGCGACGAAGCGCCAAGCTCAAGTACAACTACGGGATTACTGTCGAGGACTACGAGCGCATGGTCGAGGCTCAAGGCGGTGTTTGTGCGATTTGTGGAAAGAGCTCGCAGGAGGCAAATCCTGGTCATTGGAAAGTGCGACTTGCTGTCGACCACTGCCACGAGACCGGAAAAGTCAGGGGGCTGCTCTGCAACAACTGTAATGCAGGAATCGGACATCTTGGATCTGAGTCCGTTGCACTTGCCGCTGCTGCGTACCTCAGACTTCATTCTGGACCCGATAGTCAGTGTTGAGGAGTGCGGTGTTGAAGAAGTTTTCGACCTTCAGGTAGAGGGCACTGAGAACTTCATCGCCAACGGGTTGGTAAGTCACAATACGTGGTGGAACGACGACGATCTGGCAGGGCGGCTGCAGAAGCAGATGCGCGACGTGGCTGGTGGTGATCAGTTTGTGGTGATTAAGTACCCAGCGCTGGCTGAGTTTGACGAGTACCTCACGCAGGAGGGTGACTTGTTCCGCCCCACTACGCAGGGCGAGGACGTGCCAGAGGGTGCCAAGCTGCTCAGGCTGGCAGGAGCGGCGCTGCACCCAGAGCGCTACTCGACGAAGATGCTGGAGAACTACAGGGCCAACATGCACCCGCGCATCTGGTCGGCTCTCTACCAGCAGAATCCCGTGCCGGACGAGGGCATGTATTTCAAGACTGAGTGGTTCAGGACTCAGCCGAGCATGCCTCAGATACGCAAGCGGCACTTGTATCAGGCGTGGGACTACGCCATCGGGGAGAAGCAGCAGAATGACTACACCGTAGGTTCGACGATCCTGCAGGACGAGAATAACTTCCTGCACGTGCTGGACGTGGTGAGGTTCAAGGGCGATACGTTCACGATCATCGAGGAGATGCTGAATTTTTACCAGAAGTGGACGCTCTACCCGGATACACCTGTGGCGCTGGGGGTTGAGGATGGTCAGATTTGGCGCGCCATAGAGCCGGTGTTCAAGCAGAGGTGTGCAGAACGTGGGGTGTTTCCGCCGTATGAGGTGCTGAAGCCGCTGACTGACAAGCTGGTCAGGGCCAGGGCGCTCCAGGGGCGCATGCAGCAGGGGCGTGTGGTGTTTCAGGAGGCTGACTGGCTGATACCGCTCAAGCGCGAGTTTTTGAGGTTTCCGGCAGGTGACCATGACGACATCGTCGACTCACTGGCGTGGAACTGCAACATGATTACCAGCAAGGCACCACCTAAAGTCGACGCCCCTCAGAATTCCACGCTGAAGTCGTGGAAAGAGAAGATTAGTGGCATAATGGGCGTCGAAGTCGGTCACATGGCCGCGTAAGTGACAGGAGTGAGTGTATGTCAGACCACAAGTTAGCCGCAGAGCTGGTGATGCGCTGCTTTCACAGCCGCACAGCGGCGCATGTGCTGCACCTCAAATCGAAGTCTTACTCGGAGCACATGGCGCTGCACGATTTTTACGACGAGATCGTGGACTTGACCGACGCGTTTGCCGAGATGTACCAGGGCGAGTACATGACCTTGCTGAACGAGCACCCGGATGGGTACAAGAACCCGCCCAACGCGCTGGCTCTGGTAAATGGCTTGGCGTCGTGGATCGGCGCGAACCGCAAGAAGGTGTGTGACAGCTCACAGTGTCAGTCTCAGATTGACCTGATCGTGATGCTGTGCAACCAGACAGCTTACAAACTGAAGTTTCTAGCGTAAGGCGCACTATGCCAGTTGACACCGAGATAAGCACGAAACAGTGGTACAGGTTCCAGTTTGTCAGAGACAACGGGCATAGTGACTACATCGCCAAGGCGGAGCAGTGCAACCGGTTCTTCCGGGGCCTGCAGTGGGATGACAAGGACTTGGCGCTGCTCAAAGCGCAGCGGAGACCGGCACTGACGATCAACAAGATCATGAGTACGATCAACAATGTGCTTGGTGATCAGTTGTTCAACCGCAGTGAGATCAGTTTCCAGCCACGATCAGGTGCTCCGAGTGGTAACGCAGACGCGCTGACGAAGCTGTTCAAGTACATCAGTCAGGACAACATGCTGGATTGGGTGCGGAGTGATGTGTTTGCGGATGGTGTGATTACCAGCCGTGGCTTCTACGACGTGCGCATGGACTTCAACGACAACATGCAGGGTGACATCCGCATTCTGCGGCTCAACCCGAAGAACGTGTTGATTGATCCAGACGCTGAAGAGTACAACCCCGACAGCTGGGCGGATGTGATTCACACGAAGTGGATCACCGCAGATGATGTCGCGGTGCTGTACAACGAGGACGATGCTGATTATTTGCGCAATCGGGCAGGTAGCTTCTTCCCGTACGGGTTCGATTCGATTGATTTTGCGCGTGACAGGTTCGGCTCTCGCTTCGGAGGTCGGTCTTACTACCAGGGCGTGACGGATGAGTCGCAGGTGATGCGGCAGGTGCGCGTGATTGAGCGCCAGCACCGCATGCTGGACAAGCAGAAGCACTTCTTCGATCAGGCTACTGGTGACACGCGAGCGATTCCTGACAACTGGAGTAGAGACAAGATCGCAGCTGTGCGCGATCAGTTCAGGTTGCAGGTCATCAAGAAGCTGACTCGACGCATTCGCTGGACGGTGACAGCAGATAACTGCGTGCTGCACGACGACTTCAGTCCGTACAAGCACTTCACCATCGTGCCGTACTTCCCTCATTTCAGAAACGCTCAGACCTTGGGTCTGGTGGAGAACTTAATTGGCCCTCAGGAGCTTCTTAACAAGGTCAGTTCCCAGGAGCTACACGTTATCAACACTACCGCCAACTCCGGCTGGACGGTTAAGAGCGGCGCGCTTCGGAACATGTCTCTGGAAGAGCTGGAGCAGCGCGGAGCTGAGACCGGTCTGGTTCTGGAAGTCGACGACATGGCGGGAGTCGCCAAGATCCAGCCTAACCCCACTCCTCAGGGTCTGGACCGGATCACGTACAAGGCCGAAGAGCACATCAAGACGATTTCTGGCGTCTCTGATTACCAGACAGGTCAGGCTCGCGAAGATGTAAGCGCCAAAGCTGTTGCACTGAACCAGAATCGTGGGTCTATCAGCAACGCCAACATCACGGATAGTCTGAATCGTTCAGACCACATCCTGGCAGGTGTGATTCTTGACCTGATTCAGGATTACTACACAGAGCCTCGCGTCGTCAACGTCACTAAAGACCGGATGACAGGAGAGACAGAGGAGGTCGGCATCAACCAGCAGGATGAAGAGACTGGTGAGCTGCTGAATGACCTCACACTTGGGGAGTATGATGTTGTCGTTACCAGCACGCCAGTACGTGAGACGCTCGAAGACTCGCAGTTCCAGCAGGCTGTGCAGCTGCGGGAACTCGGCTTGCCGATTCCTGACGCTACTCTGCTTGAGAATTCACGACTCCTTCACAAGTCTGACATAGCTCGTCAGATGGAGGAGCAGAAGAACAGCCCGCAGGCTCAGCAGGCGCAGGAGCTGCAGAACTTG